TGTTCGGGCAACCTCCAAGGGCTATTTCGCCAAGAAGATCCAGGACGAGGGCGACGAGTTTGAAATCTCGTCGCCTGAACAGTTCTCGGATCGCTGGATGGAAGTCGTCGGCGAAGCGCCTGACGGCTTCTTTCCCGACGAAAGCCCCGCCGGTGATGACCTTGACGACCTCTCCGACGATGACCTGCGGGCGCGTCACGAGGACGTTCTGGGCAAGGCGGCGCATCCGATGGCCAAGCGCGAGACCATCATCGCCAAGCTGCGCGAAGCGGCTGAATGAAACCGGGCCGGGCGTTGCGGCGCCCGGTCCTCTCTCCTGATGTGAGGCGGCCATGACAACCGTTGTCAAAATTTGCAACATGGCGCTGGCGCACGTTGGTCAGCCGCGCATCTCGAATATCTCCGAGTCCAATGAGTGCGACCTGTTCTATGAGCAGGTGCGCGACGAAGAACTCGAAGGCTTCGATTACTATTTCGGCATTGCGCGGCAATCGCTCGCGGAGAAGGCCAGCAACCCGCTGTCGAAGCAATGGGATTACGCTTACGCCATCCCGTCAAACCTCAAGACAATGATCGCCATCACGAACGAAGATGCGCGCGAGACCGACCCGAAATATCCGTTCATCGTGGAAGGCGCCACGCTCTACACGAATGTCGTGCGGGCGCAGGCGATCTACGCAGCGGACAGCGACGACCCGTCCCTCTGGTCGGCGCTCTTTCGCGATGCGGTGGCCTATAAGCTGGCGTCCCGCATCGCGATCCCCATCACGCAGCGCGCCGACTTCGCCCGGTGGGCGATGGAGCAGTATCAGGGCTGCGTCAGCCGCGCGCAGGCGCACAGCATCCGCTGCAAGGCGGAAGTGCAGACATATACCCGCCAGCCCCCGTCGCAGTTGTTCCGGTCGGGCATTTTCGACACGCGCTGGATTGGGATTGAACATGCCTTTTAGCGTTGACCAGACCGGGTTCGGCGGCGGGGAGATCAGCCCGTCTCTGCATCAGGACCACGATATTGAAAAGCATGGCGTGGGCATGGCGGAGATCTATAACGCCTACGTCATCAAGCAGCGCTCCATCGTCAAGCGCCCCGGCCTTTCCTTCGTGGCGCAGGGCGGCGTCGAGGCGCAGCGCATTACCTTGCGCGGGTTCCAGTTCAACACCGAACAGGTCTACATGCTGGAGCTTGGCGAAAACTATATGCGCGTCCTGAAGGATGGCGGGCAGGTTCTCGCCGGTTCGGCCGCGACCATCACGGGGGCCACGCAGGCAGCGCCGGTCGTCATCACCGCGAACGCGCACGGGTATTCTGACGGCGACGAAGTGTTCATCACCGACGTTGGCGGCATGACGGAGATCAACGGGCGCAACTTCATCGTCTCCGGCGCGACGACAAACACCTTCGAATTGCATGATCTGTTCGGCGCCGACGTCGATGGCTCCGGCTATGCGGCCTTCACCTCCGGCGGAGAAGTGGATGCGATTTACGAGATCGCGACGCCGTGGTCCGGGCTGGAGGCGGATGAAGTCGATTACGTGCAGTCGGCGGATACCATGTACATGGTTCATCGCGACTATGAGGCTCGAAAGCTGACGCGCACCGATCACAACGCATGGACGCTGACGACCATGACGTTCAACCCAAGCATTGACGCGCCGACCGGCGTTGCGGTGGCGAAGGAGGGCGCATCAACGGGCGTGACCTATAGCTACGTCGTGACCCATCTCTCCGAAAGGGGTGAGGAAAGCCTGCCTTCGGCGGCGGTCACGATCGACAGCGACCTATCCCAGAACGGCGAAGAAAACACGATCTCATGGACCGCCGACGCCTCGGCGCAACAGAGCCGCGTGTACAAAGAGGAAAACGGCGTCCATCGGTTTATCGGGTTCACGACAGGCACGTCATTCGTTGACGACAATATCGACCCCGACGACAATGACACGCCGCTCGAAGAGACAACGCTGTTCACTGGCGCGGGAAACTATCCCGGCGCCGTGACATTCTATGAGCAGCGGCTGGCGCTTGGCGGCACGTATAACGACCCGCAAGTTCTCAATCTCGGCCGGTCGGAGTCGCTGGAAAACTTCTCCACGTCCGTTCTCCAGCAAGCCAATGATCCCATCCAGGTTCGTCTGTTCGGCGCGCAGGTTAATGAATTGCGCGCGATGGTCGAGATGAATGACCTGTTTCTTCTCACGTCCGGTTCTGAGCGCACGCTGCGCGGCAATGACGGGTTCCTGACGCCTTCCAATGGCGTGCGCTCCAATGTCTCGACGCGCGGCGCCCGGCGCATCAAGCCCATCCTGATCGGCGACGCGCTCCTGTTCGTGCAGGATTTGGGGGAAGTCGTTTATGAAAAGGTCTTCTCTGGGTTCGACGGTCAGGGGCAGTCGCGATATGCGGAGCGCGAGTTGACCATCATCGCGGAGCATCTCCTGCGCACGCGGCAGATCGAGGCGTGGGCCTACGCTCAATCCCCTGACAGTCTGATCGTGTGCGCGACAAGCGACGCGACGGGGCTGTTCTTCGCCTATCACCGCGAACATGACGTCTGGGCATGGTCGCAGTTCGTGACGGATGGCGAGATCGAGTGCGTGTCATCCATTCGAGAGGATGGCCGCGATGTTGTCTATGCGGTGGTCAAGCGCACGATCAACGGCGCGACAAAGCGATATGTGGAGCGCATGTCGAACCGCTACGCGGACACCGTGGGCGACGCCTACCGCGTTGATTGCGGGCTGACCTATGAGGGTGCGGCCACCACGACGCTCTCCGGGTTATATCACCTTGAAGGGGAGACGCTGGTTGCGCTGGCTGACGGCAACGTGGTGCGTGACCTGACCGTGACAGACGGGGCGGTGACGCTGCCTATCGCGTCCTCCAAGGTCCATATCGGGCTTCCCTATACCGCGCGCCTCAAGACGCTGCCCATGACGTCGCAGACGCAACAGGGCTCCACAAAAGGCCGCAAGACGCGCATCCCCAAGGTTCATATCGGGGTCAGAGACACGCGCGGGCTGCAGATCGGCGCCGACCTGAACAATCTCACAAACCTGATCCCGCGCACGCAGCAGAACCCGTCAGCGATGACCGGGCAGTACGAGCAATCCGTGGCCGGGGCCGCGTGGGGCGCGACGCCGCAGATCATTCTCGTCTCCGAAGACCCGCTTCCGATGGAGGTCACGTCGATCACAAGGGAAATCGAAGTTGCAGGTTGATCTCGCGACAGACGCTGACGTCCTCGAATTGTCAGGGCAGATGCGTGACGTCGATCAGCTTGAAGCGCGCCTGATGACGGGGCTGGAGCCGCTGGAGGCACTGCTTCGGCAGGTGGATGCGTCCGTGGGCGAGGCGTGGACGCTGCGCGACGATGACGGCGCTCTGATCGTCATCTTCGGCGTGGTGCGCGTGTCCATGGCCGGCGGCGTCGTCTCGCCGTGGATGGTCGCATCAAACCGCGCTGTCGGGCGGAATGAGGTGGTGGCCTTCGCCAAGCGTGAGGTTCTGCCGGTTCTTCTCAAGGGCGCGAAATATGCTTCGGGCTATGTGTTGGCGACAAACAAGGTCGGCATCCGGTGGTTGCGCTTTCTGGGGTTCACCATTTCGGATGGCATCGCGATCTCCGGGCGAAACTTCCTCAAATACGAGTGGAGGGCTGAATAATGTGCTTCGTCGTAGCGCCTGCCGTGATGGCGGCCGCAATGGTCGTATCCGCCGCCGCCGCCGCCTATTCCGGCTATCAGGCCATGGAGCAGGGCAAGGAGCAGAAAAAGCAGGCGGAGCGCGCCGCGCGCCTCGCTGATGAGGCGGCGCAGGATGAGGAAAGCCGGATGCGGCGCGAGGCCGGGCAACTGGCTGGTGACCAGATCGCGCGCATGGCCGCGAATGGTCTTGACGTGGGTTTCGGCTCCGCCCTTCGCACCGTGCAGGATACCAAGGTGCTGGAGAACGAAGACGCGCAGCGCATTCGCGACGCCGGGACGGAGCAGGCGTTCGGCTTCCAGATACAGGGCGCCAACGCGAAGGCGGCCGGCAATGCGCAGGCGTTCAATTCCTTCTCCTCGGCGGCGACTTCGCTGATCGGGGGGGCGTCTCGCTTTGGCGGGTCCAGTTCGTTCACGGCGTTCCGTGCCCGCAATCAAACTGCCGCAAGTTTCGCTGGGGGATAGTCGATGGTTTCTGTACCCATAGCGCGCCAGACGGCGCGCAAGACGCAGGCGACCGGCGCGCGCACAAGTGGCGTGGTTGATATCTCCGGCGGGCTTAATCGCGTCATCGGCGCGGTGGATGAAAACAATCAGCGCATCGCCAAGGTGAAGGCGCAACAAGCCGATCTCGAATTCGACGGCGAATTGTTCGAGATGCTGCATGGCGAAGATGGCTACCTTTCGCAGCGCGGGCAGAACGCAGCGGAAGGCATTAACGACTTCGCCGACCGCGCCCGCGCCCTCTATGATCAGAAAATGTCCGGGCTGGACGGGTACACAAAACAAGCGGCTGGCCCTGCTTTCAACGCTCGCCTGCGCTCAGCGCTTCACGGCGCGTCACGCCATGCGACGGAGCAGCGGGGGGCATGGGAGAAGGGTCTCTATGAGGCGCGCGTTTCGCAGGCCGTGAACGGGGCTGTCGCCGCCCGCACGCCCGAAGAAATGCAGACAAACCTGCTCTCCGGCAAGATCGCCATTCAGAACCGCGGCGCGGAGATGGGGCGGAGCCGCGAAGAGATCGAGCAAGACGTCCTCGCGTTCACCAGCGACGTTCACGCATCAACGGCGCTGCGCATGTCGGCGGACGATCCGCGCGCATCCCTCGCCTATGTGGAGGAAAACCGCGACGCCATGCTGCCGCAAGTCGCCGATCAGGTGGTTCTCAAGCTGTCTGGCGAGGCCGCGCGGCGCAATGGCATGGACGTGGCGCAAGGCGCATGGATGGAGGCGCACAGCGCAGGCCCGGTCAACGCCGCATTGCAGTCTGGCGACTATCAGGCGGCGGCGGCGTCTATCCTCGGCGGTCTGGTCAAGGTCGAAAGCGGCGGAAACCCCAACGCAGTCAGCCCGGTGGGCGCAATCGGGCTGACGCAGGTTATGCCTGCGACGGCGCGGGCGCCGGGATACGGCATTGCTGACGTGTTCTCGCTCGCCGAAAGCATGGGCGTTTCCTTCGCCGACAGGTCTGACGCCAGCGTCGAGGCGCTTCTCAAGAACCCTGAGATCGCCCTGCAATATGGCGAAAACTACCTCGCCGCGATGCTGCATGAATATGACGGCAACCTGCCGATGGCGCTGGCGGCGTACAACGCCGGGCCGGGTAAGGTGGATGAATGGATCGAAAGCATTGGCGACCCGCGCGATGGCGCCATCTCCGCGTCTGAATGGGTTGATCAGATCCCCTATGACGAGACGCGCAACTATGTGCCTTCGGTCATGGCCAAGGCGCGGGGCGGGGCGGCGGACCCGATGGCGGTGGCCGCGTCGATCACTGATCCTGACGCACGCGCCGCAGCCATTGCGCGCACACGCCAGCTTGACGCAGTGGCGGCGGGGCGGCGCAAGCGCGAGGCGGAGCAGGCCAAGCAATACGCCTTTGCGCATGTGGAGGAGGGCGGCTCCGTTGATGATCTGCCCATGGAAATGCGCGTCGGGCTTGGCCGCGAATATGTCTCTGGCCTGCGGACCTATGAACAGAAGATGGCGGCGGGAACGCCCATCGAAACCGATCTGGCGACCTACGCGATGCTCTCCACAATGGCGGCGGATGATCCGCGCGCCTTTGGTCGGGTTGATATCCGCAAGTATGCGCACCTTCTCTCCAAAACTGACGCCAAGAAGTTCGCGGACATGATCGCAAAATCGGGCGGCGGGTCTGACGGGACAAGCTATGCCGGGATGCAAAGCAGCCTCAAACTGGCGCGCCCGGAGTTCTACAAGTTCGACAAGGACCACGAGCAAACGCAGGCGGCGGTGGCCGCGTACACCCGGCACGTTGACAGGTTCGTGGCCAAAGAGGGCCGCAACCCGAATGACCGCGAAAAGCTGGAATTTGCGCGCGAGGTATCTCGCGACGTTGTGACCAGCGCGGGCAATGTCTGGGACAGCAAAGAGCCTGTCGCCGTCGTCCTCCAGGAAGCGCGTGAGGCGCTGGAGGCGGGCGGAAGTTACAGTGTCGGGACCGGCGAAGGCCGCGATGTGATCGACGCGGTGCGGTTCGCGCAACTGACTGAGATTATCGCGCAGCGCGACGGGCGCACGCCAACGGATGACGAGGTGCTTCTCGAATGGCTTCGGCTCACGGGTGATGTGCAATGAGTGAATGGGATGACCTGCTCGCCCGCGCGCGCGAGAAGCCGACGCCATCGGCGCCCGACCTTGGCCCCAATCCGCCAACGTCGGAGCAGGCCGCGAAGGCCATGGAGATCGAGGCGGGGCTCGGCGTTCCCGCCGCGTCTGTTCTCGGCGACGCGCTGCCGACATATGACGACGTTCTGAAAAAGAGGCGCATGGGCGCCGCCTTGGGCAACGCGCCCCGCCTGAACGCGACGCTGGCCGATAACCTGATGCTGGCCGCGCTGGCGCAGAATGATCTTGAACCTCTCTCCATACTGGAGGGCATTGGCAATGGCGTTAAGCGGGGCGGCCTTGGTGTTGCTGCGGGCGCATTGGAAATGTCCGCAATAGGTGGGGCGAAAAAACAGCAAGCGCTGGATGGCTTTCGTGGCCTGACGCAAGGTGAAATCAGAGATCGGCTACTTCCGCCCGAAAGCGCTGCGGCCATGTCCGTATCGGCGCGTAAGATGGCGGTGGCGCAGGCGGCGGAGCAAGCGGCTTATTGGTCCCGCGAATTGGCGCGGGATGGGCGGCGCCGGGCGCGGGGCGGCGAAAACGTCACTTTGGATAGGGCGGCCGATAGCTTCATGCGTGCGCGTGACCTTCGCGAAACAATGGAAAGCATTCCTTATGGAGATGCTGCGAAGCGCGCCCTGAGCAATGGGTGGGCGTCGGTTGATGCGCAGGAAACATTCGCTGCTGCTACGGGTGCGATGGTCGATGCGATTGCGGACAATCCCGGCGATATGATGGCGTTTTTCGCCGAGACTCTGGCGGAGAGTTCCCCGCCGCTCATCGCCGGCGCCTTGACGACATTGGCGACTAGAAGTCCTGCATCTGGCCTGACAGTCATGTCGGGCGGCGGCCTCGCGGCGGAGTACGGCGCGGAGGTCAATGCGCTATTTACAGAACGCGACATCAAACTCGACACGCGCGAAGATGCGTTGGCCGCGATAAGAAATCCTGAGTTAATGGCGGAAGCCAATCGGCGCGGGATGACAAAAGGTGTGATTGTCGCGCTATTTGACTTGGCGTCGGGCGGCATTGCTGGGCAGACAATCTTAAAAAGTCCCGTTGGGGATGCGGTTATCCAGACGGTGGCGCAAGGCACACTGGGGATGACCGGCGAAGCGGCTGGCTCTCTTGCTGCGACCGGTGAGATCAATTTCAGTGATGTTCTGCTCGAAGGCATTCTGGAGGCGGGCGGCACTCCTGTCGAAGTTGGATTGGTTGCTCGCGATGTGCGGCGTGCGCGCAATGCGGGGCGCACCGAAAAGACGCTGGATGACGTTGATGAGGCGGTGGCCAATGTAACGTCGAAAGAGTCTTCACCGCAGGCTTTCGAGCGCATTGCCGAAGGCGCCGGGCTTGGCGACGCTGATATCTCCGTGCGCGCTGAAGACCTGCGCGAGTTCTATCAGGATGGTCTCGACCTTGACGCCTTCGGTATTGACGAAGCCGTATTCGAGGATGCGCTGGCGTCTGGCGGCGACGTGTCAATCACCGCTGCGACATATGCCGCGAAGATCAGCGGCAAGGATGAAGCGGCGTTCTGGAAGCGCCACGGCGTATTCAGCGATGACGAAATGTCCATGGCGGAAGTCGAGGCGCTGGCGGAGCGGTTCAATGATGACGTTCGCGAAATCATGGAGCAGGCCCGCGCAGAAGCGGACGCGGGCGACGCTGACGCCGCCGCATCGCGCCCGTCTGATGTGCAGATCTACGACGCCATTCATTCTCAGCTTCGGGCGGCTGGCCGCTCTCCCGACGTGGCTGATCGGGAAGCGCGGGTCTGGTCGTCGTTCTTCCGCACCATGGGCGAGCGGTACGGGGATGACGCGCTTGATCTGATGCAATCCTTTGGCGTCGAGGTGCGCGGGCCGGAAAGCCCGGTCGCCGGGCGCCGGCGCGGCGCGATCGACGCCTCGCTGAACACGCTGCGGACGCAGGGCGACAAGGCGCTCAAACCGTCTGGCCTGAGCCTGACGGAGTTCATCGCAGACATTGGCGGCATTCAGGACGTGGGGGGGGACTTTGGCGCGCTGGAAGGACCGAAGGGGCTTGTTGCTGAAACAGCGGATGATGTGGCGTCACGGCTGTCTGAGCCGACGCTGGACGGTACGCCAGCACAAGGGCGCGGGCGCGGCGCTGACGAAGTGGCGCGCGCTGCGCAAGAGGCGGGGTTCTTCGCGGGCGTAGACGAGGCCGATCTGGTTGGCGCGCTTCTGGAGGCTGTCAGGGACGAGGTGGCAGGCAATCCGGTCTATATGGACGGCGAAGGCCCCAATGCGGCCATGGTGGCGCTGGCTGAGGCGCTGGAGGCTGCGGGCGTCGATCTGGGCGCGGTTGACAATGACGCGGCGGTTGCGGCGCTGCGTGCGGCGGATGGCATGTCATATGACCAGTCAGGGCGCTTGCTGACCGATACGCCGGAGTTCAAGGCGTGGTTTGGCGATAGTCAGGTGGTGGATGAGAGTGGTGAGCCGTTGGTGGTTTATCATGGGACTCCAAACCTGATCGGCGACGGATTTGCATTCTCCGACGCTAAGATTGGGTCGGAGAATGATGAGGGCTTATATGGCCGCGGATATTATTTCACTCAAGACAAACGCGAGGCGCAGATTTATGCGGGCGACAAAGGCACCGTCGCCGAGGCTTTTATTTCTATCCAGAACCCATTTATCTACAATGAAGATAATGCTCACGAACTGGCGCTGACCAATGCAAGACTTAAAGAAGCTGGCGTTAGTGGATCTATTGAGGCTGCGTTTTCTGGGTTTGGATCGAGCAATGCGTCGACGGTCACGAGGGAACTAAAGGCGGCTGGCTTTGATGGCGTAATTATGCGCTTCAATCATCCTGCCGCGCAGTTTTCTCAGGTGGTCGCCTTCTCCCCCACGCAGATCAAATCCGTCCACAATCGAGGCACTTTCGACGCAGATGATCCTCGCATTCTGTATCAGTTTGCCGGCCCTCAGTCCGAGACTGCCGATATTCACCAGCTTGCATCCGCAAAGGACATGATCGAGGGGGGTGCGAATGCTGAAGCAGTCAGGCGGCAGACTGGATGGTTCAAGGGCGTTGACGGAAAATGGCGCTATGAAATCAGCGACGAAGATGCGTCTATTGAGAAGGCGATAGCTGATGAAATTTTGCCGCCATTCAGACAGCAAGGGGAGCCATCATGGGATGAATCAGCGAAAATTTCGGCTGATGAATATCAAGCCAAAGCAGATGAGTGGCAAACCGATTACGACAACTTGTTCGCAAGCGAAGGTATTCCGCTGTCGGACATTCTCGACCACGACAAGCTGTACGCAGCCTATCCAGACCTTGCCGCGATTCCCGTGTTTTTCAACAAAAAGATGGACGCGAACGGGTCCGTAAATGGCATGGGCTCAGAGATCACGCTGAACCACGGCAGGCTGACAGGCAAAGATGAATTGCTGTCAACGCTCCTTCACGAAATTCAGCATCTGATCCAGCGGCGTGAAGGTTTTGCGCGCGGCGGAAACTTGGAGATCACCGCCCAAATCAAAGACGGCGTTGAACGTCTGATGAAATCCAAGGACTCTGCGGTTACTGACTGGATTATGAATAATCGCGATACCGTTAGGGACGCGGAATACAAGCAGGGCCTCGCTCAAATAGCGCTGATGTATAAGTCATATGAGGCGCTGATCGGGTACGCAAACCACCCGAAGCCAAGCGGACTGTTCCGGCTTATCCGCAATGAGGCGGGGTGGCTGCACACTGACCAAATCCAAAAACGCGGAACCGACGAAGTACAGCAACGGGCGCGCGATCTCGACCGCAGCATGTGGAACCTGCCCAAGCGTCACAGAATGGCCGAGCGCAATGAGTTTCTGAGGAACTACTCTTTCGAATTGGCGCAAATCATTCGGGCAAGCGTGCCGAAGTCCATCTGGGACGAACTGAAAAGCGACACACGCAAGACAAACAGCATGGTGAAGGCATATGAGCGCGAGGCGTCCCGCGCCCGTAAGGCCATGGAGCCGCTGAGGGATTTGAAGGGCAAGGCTCGCCTTGCGTCCGATCTGTTTTCATCGACCAGAGACAAAAGCCCATACGAGACATACGCGGCGCTGTCTGGTGAGGTGGAGGCGCGCAACACGCAGGCCCGGTCGGAGATGACAGATGCGGAGCGCGCCGAGACGCCACCATCGCAAACAGCGGATCATAATCACGGCGAACAAATTGTCGTTTTCCAGGATGGTGAATTGTCATCGCCACATATCGCGAACGCTATTGAAGGCTCGACATTCTTCCAAGAAAAGCGCGGCTCCATCACATTCCCCTCCGGTGGCCTTGGCAAAGGCCAGACGGTCATCAACCTGTTCGAGCAGGCGGATTTGTCCACCTTCCTGCACGAAAGCGGTCACTTCTTCCTTGAGGCATTCACCGATATTGCTGGCCGCGAAGGTGCGCCGCAACAGATGCGCGATGATCTGGCTGTAATTCGGAAGTATCTACAGAACGAAGGTGGTAAATACTCGACCGATCAGCATGAGACATGGGCGCGGGCGACAGAAGCCTACTTCATGGAAGGCAAGGCGCCTTCGCTCGAACTGGCTGACGCCTTTGCCCGGTTCAAGACGTGGCTGACGCGCATCTATCGCTCCATCGCTGGTCTCGACGTGAAGTTGTCGCCGGAGGTGCGCGAGGTCATGGACCGGATGCTGGCGACGGATGACGAGATCGCGGCTGCGCGGGATGAAGCCGCGATGAAGCCGATGTTCGCCGACGCGGCCTCTGCGGGCATGACCGATGCGGAATATGCGCCCTATGAGCGCCTTGCCCGTCGCAGTGTGGAGCAGGCGCAGCAAAAGCTGATGGAGCAGACGCTGGCGAAAGTGCGGCGTGAGCGCGAGAAGTGGTACAAGACCGAAAAGTCCGCCGTGCGCGCGGAAGTGACGGCACAGGCGGAGCGGCGGCGCGAGTATCGCCTGATCAACCTCATGGCGAACGGCGTCTGGGATGGGGAGGGAGACGCGCCTGACGTGCGCCTGAGCCGCTCGGAGTTGGTGGATATGTTTGGCGCCGGCGTTCTCAAGGAGATCGACCGGGCGCGCCTCGGCGGCAAGCGCGCCGTCTATGCCGATGATGGTGAAAACCTCGGCGTGGTCGCGGAAATGTTCGGCTTCGCCAATGAGGTCGAGATGGTCGAGGTGTTGCAGAACACGCTCAAGATGAAGGACTTCATCACCGGCGAAGTTGACCGCATCATGGATGAGCGCCACGGTGATCCGCTTAATGACGGGTCGATAGAGGAGGAGGCTCTGGCCGCGGTTCACTCGGAACAGCAATCGCACCTCCTTGCCAGCGAGGCGCGGCATCTTGCCAAGCGCGCAGGCCGCGACGGGCGCAACATCACGTCGCGCATCTTCCGACAGCGTGCGGTGCGCATGATCGGCGCCATGAAGGTCAAGGACGCCATTCGCCCCGCGCGCTTTCTCGAAGCCGAACGGCGCGCCGCGCGCGATGCTGCGAAAGAGTTTGCCAAGGTCACCGGCACGGCGACGGGCGGGCGCGCTGACGCCGGGGCCGCCCTGACGACGGCGCACCGGCTGAAAGAGCAGCAACTTCTCAATCATCACCTCTACATGGTGGCCCGCGATTTGGAGCAGCGCATCGCCAAGAAGCGCGAGAAGATGCGCGCCTATGACAAGAAGTCCGTGCGCGAAAAGCTGGCGGGCGATTACATCGAGCAGATCGACGGGCTTCTTGAGCAGTACGACTTCCGCGTTGTCGGGCCGGGGCAGTTGCGTCGCCGCGCCAAACTCTCCGCCTATGTCGACCAGATGATAGAGGACGGGCGCGCAGGCGAGTTGGCGATTGATCCGCGCCTGATAGACGACGCGCGACAGATTCACTACTCGCAGATGACCGTTGACGAGATCGAAGGGCTTTTCGACACGATCGACAACATCGACCACATGGGCCGGTATAAGCAGACGCTGATCGAGAAGGCGCGCAAGCGCGACCTGATGGAGACGGTCGAGGGCATGGTCGGACAGATCCGCACAAACCTCGGCACGGGCAAAAGCCAGAAGCGCGACGCGATCTCCCGCATCAACTTCCTCTGGACAACCGACACAATGCTGATTGCGACCGATGGCGGCGACGAGATGGGTGTCGCCTATGACGCGATCAAAAGGGGGGTCGATGAGGGGGCTTCGGTCGAGGCCGGAATGCAGCAAGACATGGCCAAAAAAATGGAGGGCCTGTTCGGCGTCTACTCGAAGCGCGAGATCGCTGATATGCAGAAACCAAAGTCCGTCGCCGGCGCCAATGGTCGGCCATGGGCCAAGTCTGAAATTCTCGCCGTCGCGCTCAACACCGGAAACGACACGAACAAACAGCGGCTCTTCGACAAGAACGTCCACGAGCGCAACCGCCTGACGCAAGATCAGGCCGACGCACTTCTCTCCACGCTGGACAAGCGCGATTGGGAATTTGTGCAATCCATGTGGGATTTGATCGACAGCTTCTGGCCTGAAATGGCGGCCGTCACAAAGCGGCGCACCGGCGTCGAGCCAAAGAAGGTGGAGCCTGCGGCGGTGGTTAACGAGCACGGCGTGTTCCGTGGCGGCTATTACCCGATCAAATACGACCCGACGCTCGGCGCGAAAGAGTTGAACGACAGCGACAGCGCATGGGACAAGTTCGTCAGCATGGGCTGGGGCGCGAAGGCGGAAACCGCGTCGGGCTTCACGAAGGAGCGCCAATCCACTGGCGGCGGTCGCACGCTGCGGCTGGATATGTCCGTGGCCTTTGCGCACATGCGCGACACGATCCGCTACATCTCGCTCTCCGAGGCTGTGGATGCGTCCTACAAGGTTCTCAATCACCCCGAAACGGTGAACGCCTTTCTCGACGCGGGCCGCGCCGAAGATCTGGAGACCATGAAGCTGTGGCTGAAGGACGTGGCCGAGGGGCCGGTGGTCAACACTGACGACTTCAACGCTTTTGCGCGCATCGTCAAGAACAACTTCACTCTGTCGCGTCTCGCCTTCAACGTCAAAACCACGATATTGCAGGTCACTGGCGTGGCGCAGTCCGCCGCCGTCATCGGCAAGCGCAACATGGTGAAGGGCTATCGCGACTATCTCCGCCGCCCCGCCGCAATGGTCGAGGAAGTGCGGCGCCTGAGCCCCTTCATGGCCGAGCGCCAGACGACGTTCCAGAAAGATATCTACGACTTCGCAAACGACGTCGAATTGTCTTCGCCCCTCGCCAGCCGCTGGAAAAAGGGCAAGACCAAAGTGGCGCAGGCGGGCTTCGCGCCGATCGTCGTCACGCAGTTCTACGCTGTCGATATGCCGACATGGCTCGGCGCCTTCAATGCTGAGATTGAGCGTGGCGGCGATCAGGCGCGGGCGGTTCGGTACGCTGACCGCATGGTCGCCCGGGCGCAGGACAGCGGGCTTC